GACGCAGCCAAGCTGGCAGCGTTCGATGCTTCCTTAAAAGACAGCAATCAAACCGTCAAAGAAGGGTTCGAGATTGAGATCGCCGGCAGTGGCTCCGGTGACAAGCTCAAAGATCGTCTGAAAGCGGACCTCGCCATTCGTCAAGACTTCGAGAAGCAACAGGCCGACCTACAAAAGCAGTTCAACGGCGGCGACATCAGCAAGGAGATGTACGACAGCGAGACGGAAATGCTGCAGGAGGCTCTCGCGGAGCGGATTGTTTTGCAGCAGGACTATTACAACCAGATCGACGAGGCTCAATCGAACTGGATCGATGGTGTGTCAAGTGCTTGGGAAAACTACAGAGACACGGCCACCAACTTCCAGCAGCAAGCTGCTGACGCGACAGCCAGCATTCTGGACGGCACTACAAACAGCGTCGCGGACAACATAGAGAGCCTGGTCAAGGGACAGGAAAGCATTGGCGACTTCGTCAGCAATATTGCTGCTGGCATGGCAAACGCCACTATTCAGGCTCTATCCCAAATGGCTGCCCAATGGATCGTCTACAAAGGCGTTCAGCTCGTGCTCGGGCAAACCGGGTCGGCCGCCGCTGTCGCACAAGCAGCTATTACGGGTCCAGCGATTGCCGCAGCCTATGCTCCCGCCGCTGCGCTCGCCAGTCTGGCGTCTTTCGGCACCAACTCGGTACCAGCAATTGCCGGCATCACCGCCACGACAACGGCTGCTGAATCAGCTGCGCTGCTGGGTATGGCGCACGACGGTATTGATTCGGTGCCGCAAACGGGCACCTGGCTGTTGCAGAAGGGCGAACGAGTCACCACCGCCGAGACGAGCGCGAAGCTCGATCAGACATTGGAGCAAGTCCGTTCAGACAGAGGCTCAGGCGCTTCAAGCCCTACCGTGAACATCATTGAAGATGCCTCTCGCGCTGGCCAGAAACGCACTCGGCTCAGTGATGACCAGCTCACACAGGTAATTGATGTGTTTGTTTCCAATATTTACGAGGAAGGGAAGGCTCACGACGCTATGAATCGTAAGTATGGATTGAGAGGGGTCGGTACATGATCGCCTACCCAGCTGAATTGCCTGTTGCGCTTCGTGAAAATTATGGTTTCGAACAGACCAACAACATCGCCAGGACTCAAATGGCGTCCGGCCGAGCAAGGCAACGAATCGAGTTCAGGAACGCTCCCACCATGGTTCAGCTGGCTTGGATCTGTTCGAGCGCGCAGGCATCGATTTTCGAATACTGGGCCTCGCAAGTCGTCGGAGCGGGTTGGTTCACTATCCCTCTGAAAACTCCGCTGGGACTCGACCCTGCAGAAGTTCGTTTTACGGAAGTGCCCGCCGGTCCTGCCTTGATCGGGGCCGATCACTGGAAATTTACCGCGGCGTGCGAACTCCGTAAGCGTCCGCTGTTGCCTCCTGGGTGGGTCGAGTTCTTGCCGGGTTTCGTAGCACACAGCGACATCTTCGACTTGGCAATTAACCGGGAGTGGCCTAAGCCATGACGACGTTTAACACTGGCAACCCGATCCCAAGCGTTGCTCCGAAAGACCTTTTCGATAACGCCCAGGCATTCGATGAGGGGATGAACAGCGGGGCGGATACGTTTACGAACCGCGTGGGCCAGCAGCAGTACACGTGGGCTCGATTCAATCGGCTGACTGCTGATGCAGTGGCGCGAATCGACACCATTGTTGGGAACGTAAACGCATATGGCGCAAGCGGTCGCGCGAAAATAGATCAGTCAGTTGCCAGCGTGGACCAGGCTGAAGCGGCGGCGAAGGTCGCGATGGCTTTGGCCGTTTCTCAGCTTTCTGACGATCTGGGCAATAAGGGCTTCGATACTTATGCCCAGATGCTGGCGTATGTTCCCAAGTATGACGGGACCCTTGCCTGGGTTCGGTCAGACGCTGACGAGCTGCTTAACGGCTTCTACCAATGGCGAGCCGGATCCTCAACTTGGGTAAAGCCTTACCCACAGCCTGCGTTATCAACCCAGATCGATGCCATCACCGCCTTGATCAAACCGAGTCAGGCCTCGAACCATCCTCACACGTTTGAGGATGCCTATGGCTTCCTGATGGCTTGGATCACAAAGGAATGCATGCTGAATATTGAGGGCGGTGTGGACATGAGCAGTGGGCAAGTTACGCAGAGCTCTTCGGGAATCGAGTTCACCGATTCCAATAATTTCGTTATGGGCCGTCTCGGATCCAGAGATTCGTATCTGGGAGGACTGAATTGGAGAAACAGCCAGGCCCCGGGTGTAGAGATCGTGGATGAGGCCGGTTTCATCATGGGGAGGTTCGATAACACTCCGCCGGCTGCTAATCCCACCGCCATCCTGACTGTCACGCCCGAACTTGGCCGCCAACAGCGCACGCAGATCATGCACGTGATCGGTTATGGTCAGTCGTTGAGCCGGGGCATCAACTCCATCCCCGCGATCAGCACCACACAGCCGTACAACAACCTCATGATCGCCAGTGGCACAAAAGTTCGTAATAGCGAAGCGGGATACAACGCCAGTTCCTTCGTACCGTTGGTAGAGGCTACGGCTGGTTCCGAAGGTGAAACACCGGTAACCGGTTTGTGTAACGGCTTGGTGCGGCGAGCGATCGCCGACGGTGAGGCGGCTTCCGATTGGACTTTTCTCGGCTCATCTCCAGGCCGAAGCGCCTACTCGGTCGAGCAGCTCGGCCCCTCTGCCGACCAGTTGTCCTACTACAACAAAATGGTTCGCCATGTGCAGGACTGCAAGAGTTTGGCGGACGCGTCGGGCAAAACCTACTCGATCTGGGCGTACACCTGGGATCAGGGCGAATCCAACTATGTTGGCTCTTACACGCGCTCGCCCTATCAGTACACCCAACTGATGCTTTCTCTCTTCGACACGCTTACCAAGCAAGTCGTCGGGATCACTGGGCAGGAATTCCAGCCTTACATCTTCAGCTATCAGGTGGGTGGGCACCGGTTCTACAGCGTGGACAAAAATACTGTGGCGCTGGCGCAATGGCGGATCAGTCGCGAGCGTTCCGACTTCGTCGTAGCCGTGCCGGTTTATGCGATCCCTGTCGTTACCGGCGACGTCCACCTGACCAACGAGGGCTCTTGGCTGCTTGGCGAGTACCGCAGTCGCGCGATGTACCACACGATGATCAGACGCTGCGGCAAATGGCGCCCGCTGGAGCCGGTGGCGGTCGAGTGGAAAGATGACCACATCGACGTTCGGTTCTACGCGCCTAAGGGTCCCTTGGTGCTTGATGCTGCTTTATGCGCACTGGCGCCGAACTTCGGTTTCGACGTTCGCGAAAGCGATGCAGTGGTGGACATCGTGACCAGCGTCGCTGTGATTGCGGACGATACCGTTCGGATCAACATTTCACGCCCAGCAAACGCTGGCGCTGTCCTGAGCTACGCCCGCGGACGTCAAGGTGATCCGGTTGCGTCGGGCCCAGTTCAAGGGGCGCGCGGGAACCTGCGGGACTCGCACGGTCTTTTCGACACTGCTGTATCACCACTGGGTAACACCTTCGCGCTTCACAATCCTTGCGTGATGTTTCAGTACAGCCGCGCAACAGGCTTCTAATTCTCAAGGGGTAAAACATGGGCGTAAGAATCATCGCAAAAGACGTGGATGCTGAAGCATTCGCCACCGAGTACTCCGCGCCGGTTCGGCGTGGATTGGAAGGCATCCACTTTCTGAACACGTCGGTGCAAAAGGCTGCTCGCAACTTCGCGCCTGGCAAGCCCTCGGGTTCTGTTGTTGGCGCACCTGTTGCGGCCGCAGATCGACTCTCAACCGTTGGGTTGGTGAGCTTCATTCAGTCGGCAGTTGCCGAAACTGATTCCATGACGATTTTTTGCGTCGCGCGGTCTGGAGACTCGAACAGTTCGGCAGCGACCCGACCGGGCTTTTTCGGAACCTATGCAGGCCTGGCAGCTGACGGCGGCGCAGCCGATGGGTTGATTCTATTCTTCAGCGGCACAGGTTTCATTTCGGTCAACGCCGGCTATGGCAACACCGCTGCCGACAAGGTATTCCCACGAGCCTCTTTGTCCTCTGCGGATGCTGCAAAGTGGGCGCTGTACGTGGTGATGGTATCGCCGACCGGGATTGTTTTCCGCGACATGACAAACAACCGATCGGTGACGCAAAACGCGACCAGCGGGTTGCCACGGCGCCGTTCTTTGAACAAGTTTCGTCTTGGCAGCACCTTCAACGACTTCGCTGGCACCTGCGATCTCGCGGCGTGGCAAGCCCACTCGATCATTCTGAGTGAAGACGAGATCGCCACTACCGTGGCGGACCTGCGCGCCTACGTAGCCCGGAAAGGAATCGTCGTGTGACGACAACCCGACCGAGAGCTTGAAACCCGCCGCCTTGAGCGGTTTTTTTTCGTCCTGGAAAAGCTGCGGCGTTGTTGCTGCAGCATTGCATGAGGGGCATTTATGGCAACTCTTGCCGAAATAAACGCCAGCGCCGGCCCCGATGTGATCATCCGCACCTTGGAAATCACATCCTCGGCCTGGCCTGATCCGATCCTTATCTGTAATGGGTTCGACGACCAGACCTGTATCACGGAGGACGGGCGCACGCTGACGTTCACCGCCGTCAACGTGGACATAGAGCTTGCAAGCAAAAACAACAAAGGGAACCAGACGCTGGCATTTGCGCTGGATAACACGACGGGCGAGGTGTCACTAAAGTCTGACCAGGCGATTGAGGCAGGGGCGAGGGTTACTGTGGTCTATCGCGACTTCCTAGAAAGCAACAAATCGGCGCCGGCAGCGCGTCCGTATCGGCTGACGCTGCTATCCGGAACGATAAAAGGCGCGATCGCTCAGTTGCAGTGCGGATACTTCAACATGATTTCAGTGGCGTGGCCTCGGCGTCTCTACACCGCCAACGAGTACCCCGGGTTGAGGTATATCGCATGAGTTGGATCAACTGGTATCTGGAGCACGCCATTTACGTTGACGGTGGGCGAGGGCCGACAGAGTTTGACTGTTGGGGGCTTACCCGCCATGTGCGCGCGCAGCATTTGGGCCAGCGTCTTCTTCCTTCCTATGGCGACCTCAGGAACACCGACCCCCGCCAGTTTACCCGCGCTTACCGCGCGGAAGCTTCGGTCATGAGTGAATGCACCGCCGAGCACGGGTC